ATGAGAAAGGCGAACGGAATCATAACCGGAAAACCCTTCAGCCTGCACCGTCGAGGACGTGTGTGGTACGCGCAATTCAAAACCCCGTCTGGCGCCTGGACAACGGCGCGCAGCACCAGACAGACGTCGCGCAACCGCGCCGAGGCGTGGTGTGTGCAGCGCCTCGTCGAAGGCGACATCATCACGCTCGAGAACATCACGCTCGATCAGTGGTCCCGAAACTTCTTTGACTGGGACGGGCCGTGGACCATAAACCGCCGCGCTGCCGGCAAGCGCGCATCAATGCGCAACTGTCTGGAGCAGACCAGGGTCTTAACCAACCGCATCCTCCCCGCCCTCGGGGGTCTCCGGCTTGCCGACATCGATACTTTAACCATAAGGGAATTTCGAAACAATCTTTACCGAAACGGCATGTCGGCCAGCTCTATAAACAAGGCCCTTGGCGTGCTTCGCAATCTGCTCACCGCGGCCGACGAGCAGGGACTTATACGTAAAATGCCGCGCATCGAGGCCTCGTCGGGTCGTCCTCGCTACCGGGGCATTTTAAGCGTCGACGAGGCTCGCGCCATCTTCAACGTCCAGTGGACCGACTTCCGGGGATACGTCGCAAGCCTCCTGGCGGCCACGACGGGCCTGCGCGCGTCCGAAATACAGGCGCTCACAATCGAGGACCTCCACCTCGACGACGGCTATATAATCATACACAGGGCGTGGGACGAGCGAATGCGCATATTGAACCCCACCACGAAAAGCGGCCGGGCCCGCAACGTGATCGTGCCAACGTCAATCCGCGCCGAGCTCGCGCGACTGGTCGACATCAACCCCCGGCCGGGGCCCGCGGCTTTCGTCTTTTTCTCGACGCAAATGCGCGGCAAGCCGTGCGAGCAAAGAATATTCTGGCGCGCGCTCTACGCGGCGCTCGATCTCATCGGCATAAACGCCGACAGCCGAAAGGAGCGAAATATCACATTCCACAGCTGGCGGCATTTCGCCAACTCGCTCCTCGTAAATGCCGGCATCCCGCTCCTCACCGTGCAGGCCTTAATCGGGCACGCCAGCACCGACATGACCAGGCATTACCATCATCTGGACACCGCCGACCTGGGCGGCGTACTATCGGCCCAGGAACGGATACTTACAGAAAGAACGCACCAGCCTGAAACCTCAAACAGGAGGAATCAAAATGGAGAACCAGCAAGAGATCGTATTGAGCGACTGCCCTATCGAGGCCCTGGCGGAGGACCTCGTCAGCTACCGGGAACTGGCGGACTTGCTCAGGACGCCGATCAACACCCTCCGGGGGTGGGTGCGCCGGGGGCAGATCCCCCACTACAAGAATGGAGGATGGGTACGGTTTTCCAAACGGGAGATACTGGAGTGGATCGAACGCCACAGGGTTAAGGAGGTCTCGTATGGGAATATTCGAGCGTTACGGTAAATGGATCGACTCAAAGCCCTGGCACACCGCCGTAGCCGTAGTGCTGCACATGTCCATAGTCTGCACCGCCATATACGTCGGAGCGTGGGCGTGCGTGGAGCCGTTCAAGCCGGAAGGGATGCGCTATACGTGGAGCGAATGGAGAGACATCCAAAAAAACCAGGACGCCCCGATCCCCACAAAGACCTGGCGCGAACAGGAGAGGCAGGGGATGATAGAGGCCGGCATCGAGATCATGCTCGAGCGCTGCGCCGAACCACTGAAGGGCCGGATATACTGGCGACACTACGGCGACGTCATCGAAATCAGCCACCCCGACATAACGCTGTACCACGCCATGCTGGTCCAGCAGTCGGGGCGGATTGCGAAGCTTAAGCGGCTGGGGTATAAACGCATCGAGATGCGCGGGGACGCCGACCGCTACGTGTTCGAGTAGGCGTTATAACTCCCCCTTGCAGGCCGTGTACCGCTTGAACCGCGCGAAGTCGTCATAGTCAACCGGGTTCAAGCGGCCGGCCTTGTCAAGGCCGAATACCTCCCGCTGGCAGCGCGCCTTCCTCATGCACTTCAGGCACGACTCCACGGCGGGCACAATCCCGCTCTTCTCATCCGCCTTACCGTAAATCCGCATTACGTTAAGGGAATAGACGCACTCTGGCTCCATGGCGCCCACGTCCCCAATGGGCCTGAAGGAACCGCAGGACGACACCAGCGCCGTCAACGCGGCGCCGACGACCAGGGCGATAGCGGCCCACATCGCATCCCTTCTCGTCATGGCAGCACCCCGCCCGCCGATTCGGCGACAAACAGCGTCGCGTCCAGCGTCGACCCGGCGGCGCTTCCAATCATCTGAAGCCTAAAGTCCGCCTTCTCCGGAATGATAAGCGGCACCGGCAGATCGATCACAAGCGACGCCAGCGCGGCCGTGCTCATGCCGCCAAGGGCGTAGAAGCGGGTGATCCCGCCAGGCAGTGCAACCCCGTACCGCACGCGCGCGTATCGGGCCTCCGTGTCATACTGGCCGAAGGTCATACGGAATATCGCAACCGACTTGCCGGCCGGCACGGTAAACGAGGCGCAGCGCGCCACCCCCTCCCCGGCGATAATCTTCGCGCCCAGCGAGGTCTCCGGATCGGCCGGAACGCCCAGGGCCGGAACGTCGTCTGAACCGTAAACGTAGATATCCCCGATGTTCTGCGCCCCCTCTTTCGAGGCTATAACCTCGGCGCCATTCACGCGGAAAAACTCCTTCTCGCCCTCCACGGCGTCCTGCCCATCGAGCTCAAAAACCTCCTCCAGTGGTAAGTAGTCAGAATCGAGACCGTGCACCCTCACCTTCCACGCGCCATCGCCGGTCGTCATCACATCATCCTCACTGCTCGACGACACCTTAAGCGTAGACGCTGCGGCGAATAACGGCTTCGCGATATTCTGTCCGAAAAAGTCGGTCCACCCCGTACTACCGATAGCGGTCCCGTGCAGAATCCGCTGCCCGGCCCAGTGCGCCAACTGAAGCCACGCGTTTTTAATCATCTCCAACCCTCCTCCATTCGGCCGTCCATCTACCGGAAATCTTTTCTACAGTCGAAACGCCAATGTAAACCGCAAACACCCAGGTCAACGCGCCGTCCGTAAAACGGTCCGTAACCAGAAACAAAACAATAGCGGCGACCAGCACCTGAAAGCGCCGCGAAAAAACCTTCGTCAAATAACGATCAAACTGTCGCTTCATCGGCCTCCCCATGACGTGGAATACCGGCCTTCCAGGAGTACGCTATGCCGTGCTGCAGCATCCACCGAATAGGATTCTGTAACCGGCCCGCGCTCAAAACCTCGAAGTGCAGATGTGTGCCCGTAGACCCCGGATCGAGCACAATCCGGCCGACAGCCGAGCCCTCCGCGATCCGCGCGCGGGGAATTATCCCTGCGACAGACGTCGCATGGAAAAGCCGGTACTCCATCCCGGATATGCCTTCCAGGTAAACCGCGTGGTTCCCATTCGGATCGACGAACACACGCGTAACCATCGCATCCTCCGGGGCGAAAACTGGATCGTGCATAAACGCGCGCAGATCCACCGCGTGATGAGCGTCGTGAAAGCCCTGCGTAATTACACAGGGATCGAGCCTTGTTGGAATCCTCATTTATCCCCCCTTCCCGTTGATGTGCTGATCGACGCGTCCACGGACATATCTGATTTCCTGCTCGACTCCCGAAAGCCTGGTCTCGACGCGCTCGATGGGGCAATCGTCGTGCGCCTTCCAGAGTCGCTTGATGGATTGTCTAAACTCAGAATCATCGCCCTCGCCCCGCTTAATGCGATAGCGAACAAGATAACCAATAAGAGCTCTCCCCAACTGAAACAGGCCGAGAGCGCCCGCAATATAAAAGAGCCGGTCCAGCGCCTCCTGTACGCCATGGATGTCCTGCGCCATTCCATCATTCCCCCTATATTACTTTCGCACGCTCGGCCACGGCCCGCTTTTCAATCTCCACAAGGCGCTTCTCGTCCTCCGCATCCGGAGCCCTGCCCTCTATAATAGCGGCCACAACCACACGCAGCGGGCGGATACTCTGGCCGTCGAGGCTTTGTAATTCGTCCATGGCGCCTTTGGACAACGCTTCAGACTTCAGCTTTTCATCCTCGGCCCACTCCCTACCCACCAACACATGCGCGCCGGACGGACGTGGTGTAGTCGCCATTGCACTTAGGTCAGATCGAGGATCTCCGATACTAACAGCGGAACCATCGGCATTATAATATTCGCCACGGCGATCTTCGACTACCACCCACTCCTCCCCTGTAAATATGGCGCACTTCCCATCTGGTGCTTCTGGAGGTTCCAATAATGTAGAATTATCTGATGGTACTAACCTCCCCTTAAAGACAAAGCAATCGCTTGCTCCAGTGAATACTCCATAATCATCATAATGATATTGCTTCACTCTTTCCATGTATACCTCGTTACCCACAATACCGACATATTGGAATCATTGGTTTGAAGTCCCGAGCGAGCGACCTTAGAAGAGTCAAATGAAAGCCAAGTCCCGCTTGCTTTACTTCCATCACGCCTGGCCCCATAAAGATATGATCCACTAAATACACCAGACCAGTAATCAGACCATTCCGTTATATACATGCCACCAGTTAACTTTTGAAGTCTGTCTTCTTGTAATGTGCCTACGTGATCCCCTGTAGTCCCATCCCCTCTATTTGTACGAGTCACAGCTTCTTTATCATATATACCAGAGGCCTTTCCATGGTTCCATCCTTTAAGGACAACTCCTCTTAAGTCAGGAACCTTAAATGATCCAGCGCTCCCGCCAAACCTGTATCCAAAAACTTCAAACAATTCAGGAAGCTCTCCTGTATAGAATGTTCCGCCTTCCAATGGAATCGTTAACGCAGGGGCTTCTTCTGTATGTAATAAACACACCGGTTCTCCAATAGCATGTGGGAAACGTTTGAGCTCCGAGAACTCCAGCGCCCCAATCTTCGACATCTCCGCCTTCATCTTCCTTAAATCCATCGCCACGTCGCGCTGCAGGTCCTGCGCCTGGACCTTGCCTATGGGCCTGTCTGTAGTCCTCATCATCGCTCCGTCCTCCTCAGCCTCGACCATTGCCGGCGGAAATCGCGATCGCGATTAAGTCGCATACGCGAGAGCGTTTTCCACAGATCGTCCCGCTCCTCCTGGTCCGCCCTCCGAAAGCGCTCGTGGAACATCTCGGCCCGGGCGTCTCCGTCGGCAAACTGCAAGTCGAGCCACCACGACCGGTTCGGCACGTCTTTAAGACGCTGCGCCGAACGGAACCTGTTAAAAATCCACCGCCTGTCCTCGGCCGGCTGCGACTGCATATACGAGCGCAAATCCTTTATCACCTCTCTATCCCCGGTCTTTTCGAACTTGCCGTACAGCTCGTCCACGCTGTGCTTCTGGCGCTGTCGTTTGCTGTTATACTTCCGTTCTATCTCCTCGTTCCGCTCTTCGAGAATCTTCGTCTCCGGCGCCGACGACCGCACAAACTCCTGCACCAGGGGCGTATTCCGCAACACAACGCCGGCCGACACCTTGCCTCCATGCTCGGCGTATTTCTCACCCTTCCCCATAGCCAGGTCTTTAGCCAGGCCCACGGCCGACGTAACCGCGTTGCGCGGGAAAAGAGCATCCACGGCCCGTTGTAGCCGCATAGGCGAAAGCCCAAAACGCCTGCCGATAGCCTTGTATTCTTCGGGGGTGTAACGATTGTATTCCAGCTCCGGGTCGACATTCGCTCCGCGCCACACCTTTTCACCGCGCCACACGTCGAAGTTCATGGCATACGCGAGCACGGCACGCGTGAGACCACCACCCTCGACCATGGACGAGAAGTTCAACATATCGTTCGCGGCCATCCAAACACGCTGGAACACCTTCGGGTCGCGCCCTTCCTCTACCGCCACGGCCGCCTCGAAGATCGACGACCAGAACCGCTGCGGGAGGTCCTTCGGCATGCGGATGTAATACCACCGCTTATTCCCCTGCGCGTCCTTGTGGTCCCAGTACGCCGGAAAGATAAAGTTGTTCGCCTTGTCAATTTCGGGGATCGAATCCCAAGCCTTGCGATCCACGTTACGGTTGGCGTATTCCAAAAGCATTGTAAAAGCCCCAAGTTCCGCCAGCTTGACCGCAAAACGCCCGGGGTTCTTCATGGCGGCCACTCCGAGTGCCCTGGTGGCCTGAATAGTCGCGTTGAAAAACGGGGTGTATACGTTTATAATTTTTGCCACATCGCCACCGCGGCGGAAATCCAGTGCGTTAAGCGCGATGTACGTGGCCTCCTCTCCCGAAAGCCCCGCCCTCATGGCCCGCTCCCTCGATGCCAGGCGCACGGCGTTTTCCGAAAACTCCGAAATCCTGGCAGCGGCACCGGCAATTCGGCCTAAAGCCCTGTCAACTAAGCGATTTCTGGCGGCCCTACTCAGTGTGTCCATCGAGCCGCCCTCTCGTACAAAGTCAATATAACGCCCGGTCTTACGCCACGCGTCGCCCTTCACCCGCCACACGTCGGCGATGATCTCCCCGAGACTGGAGAAGAGCTCGGTGGAATAGTACGGGTTTACGAAGACATTGTGCCACATGTCGCGCACCATGTTCTTCATGGCGAAGGCGGGATTGTACGCGGTCGCAAACGACCTGGTTACGTTCGCCATGTTAATCCACGAAAGTATCCTCGCGGCCGCCGGTTTTATCAGGGTGTTTACCTGCGTCCATTCGTCAGCCATATCCGCGCGCATCTCGAACGAAACCTTCTTGCCATGGTCCATAAAGTCGAGCAGCTTCCAGCCCGCCGGAGCGTCGTCGCCAAATTCGTGCGGACGCACGAAGACATCCTGCTGCATCCTGCGAATCGAGTCGGAGTCTCCCAGCCCGGCCAGGCGGGCGATATCGTCGTCCAGGCTTTTGGCTATGTCCCAAAGCGCACGGTTCGCGTCATTGCGCGCGATGAGCGACTGTGTGGCCACCACTACGTCTTGCAGCAGCTCCCGTGCGGAGTAATTCACGTACGAGTCGGCGCCCTCCTCAAGGCGCTTCACGCCGATCGACCTTGCGCGCACAGGGTCGGATTCCACCGCGACTTTCCCAATCCCATCCGGATCGATCCTGTTAAGGTACTCACGCGGAGAGTAATGCCTCCCGTTCGCGGTTATCGCCTCGAACTGTTTCTTCGACAGAACCCCGGCATCGAGCTTTTGTTTTAGCTGGTCTTTCAGGGCCGCCCAGTAGGCCTCTGCCCGTTCGTCCAGCAAGCTTCTGTACTCCGAGCTTAGCGACTGCAGCCAGCCTATGTTGTCTCCGGCGCGCTTTTCGCCCGCTATCATATACTCCGGCTTGTACGAGGCGATTTCTATCTCTCGGAACGCGTCTATGTACCTGTCCAGGTCGGCCTCCGCCTGCCTCGACAGCCCTTTGAAAATCTTCTCGGAGGCCTCCTCGTATTGCCGGGCGGCCTCTCCGGAGATGTGCGCGAAACGGGAATATTTACGAATGGCGTACCGCCCGGACTCGCCGAATTTTTCAAGCTGCTTTTCGACCAGGGCCTTGTCGTTTACCCAGTGTTTCGATATCCACGACATAAGACGCCGCACGGAAACGCTGTTAATCTTCTTCTTTTGCTCCTGCGCGGCCTTGTATACCGCGTCGGATTTATTTCTCCCCTGTATCGGGTCCAGTTCCACGAAGTGCCGATTCCCGGCGCGGGCCTGCTCTTCAGCCACCTGCTGCGCCCACAATAGACGTTCCGACGCGTTCTTCGGGTTCTCTATCTTTGGGGCTGGCGGAGGCGGCGCAGCCTCTTCGGTTACCCTGCCCCCCGACCGCTCGAACCATTCCCCCGGACGCGATTTAAAGCCGCCTTCCGGCACAATAACCCTGCCTTCTCTATCGATCGCCATGCCGTACTTGCGCGCTAACCTGTCTACTATAGAATCGCGCATGTCCGCGTCGGTAGCGTATTTGCCGGCCACCTCCGGCGTGAGATATGAGTGAGGATCGCGGACTACGTCGTCGGGCGTAAAGTGCCTCGGGTCCGATGGATCGAGCGAGAAATGCCATTCAAGCTGGTCCCGTATCTTGCCGCGGTCAAGGCGCATTCTCTCGATATCGCGCGTCATTTTCGGAAACCTGGCCTCCAGCTCGTCCAGGTAGTCCACCTCGCGCACCCTGCGCACAGGCCTGCGCCCCATGTCGCGGAATGAAAACACATCGAACTCACTGTCGCGTGCCGGCGGCGTAAAATCGCGCGCCTTCTTTAATTCCGCGAATTCCTCCGGAGCGAACTTCTTGCGAAGGTGATACATCACGCTCCGCTCGGCGGCCCAGGCCGAATCCCCGCCGCGGCCGGGCAATTTCGGCGGCTCTCCTGCGGCCATGCGCATAATCTCCCCGGAGTTCATTTTAAACTCCGGCCACGAAAGACGACCGGCCGCAAGCTCCTCCTCTATCGCGCCGCGAGCGTCGAGCGTCCAGCGGTCAACCGCGGCTATCCTATTGTTTATCGCGGAGGCCTCCTCCATGCTTTCGGCGCCCTGACGCAGCTTTTTTGACAGGTACGGCATGATGTCATACGCGTCCGAAAACTTCGGCCGGGGAGGCAGCTTCGGCTCCACCGGGGGTTTAAGTGACTCCACGGCGAAACCGGCGCGCTCCATGCCGGAAGGACCTACGGCGCCCAGGTGCTGCGGCAGGCGCATGCGCTCGGCCACATTCTCGGCAACATCGCGCACGGCCTCGCGCGCCGGCGCGGTCGCCATGCCGATATGCTCGCCGATCGGAATGTCTTTCACGGCTTCGCGCACCGTGGGCCCCGGCGCGATCCGCTCCGGGCCCAGTCCCTCAAGGGCCCTGGCGGTCTCGCCGAACGCTCCCCTGCGGGCCGCGGACTTCACCGCCCCGCGGCCAATCCCGGCAGCCAGGCGGCCGACATCGGTAAGGCCGCCCGACAGGTTCGCCGCCGTTTCGATCGGAACGGAGGTCTCGAGAAACGGCATGAGGAACGGGGCCGTTCGAGGGAAGGCCGTGCCCACCAGCCCCACGCCGGCGCCAAGGCCCGCCACCAGTCCCGCGCCCTTCGCCATCTCCTTCGGATCGGTGAGCGTCTCCACGGCCTGACCGGACTCCATGTAGTCTTTAGCGCCGCCCGGCGGAATCTCCGCCGGGGGAATAACGTATCGATACCCGGGCTTCTTTTCGTAGAGCTTTCGACCGTCCACCTCCACCACCGGGTAGCGCTCGCCCGACTGTGGATCGGTCCAGTATTCCTTCGGCGCATCCGGGGCTTTTGAAAAAAGTTTCGACATCCCGCGGGCAAGCATAGCCTCCGGCCCGCCGAGTGAACCGCGATAATCAAACGGCTTCGGCTCAACGGGAACGGGAGCTCCCGTGCGCTCCATGGCCGCGAATTCGTTCCCGGCGCTCTGTGCCTCCAGTTTAGTGGCCCACGAGTCGAACGAGGCTCGCACCTTCGCCGGGTCCTCCGTGCTGATCTGAGGAGCGATAGCGAACTGATAATACGCGTCGCGCGCCTTCTCCCGCTCCTCCGGAGGAAGGGCCTGGTACTCCTTGTCGCGGATAATCTCGGACCACGGACGTGCCATATTCTACCTACTCAAAACGGACGTTACCGTACTGGCCGGCGGGACTGGACGTGCCGCCCTTCGATAGGCGTTCTCTCGCCTCATCGTCCAGATACGACAGGTCGGCCTCGTTCTTAATCTGTCTCCCCGCAATGCCCTCTTTCGACGAGGCTTCCATGCGGGCAACACGCCATAACCGGGGATTCTCCCGGTAGGCCTTCGAGGCCTTCAACCGGGCGAGCTCGGCAACGGTCATGGGCTCTTCCGTGCCATCGGGGTGCACCACCGCATATTTGTATTCCGGGAACCCGCTACCACCCCCGCGCTTCGCGCGATCGGCGTAAGGATTCCGGTTCTCGTCCTGGAAGGTGCGATGCAGATATCCGAACTGCTGCTTGGTCGCCTCGAGCATTCTGTTCGCGCGATCACGGATCGCGGCACGTTCGGAATCGGACGACGCGCGAGCCATCGCCTTCCCTTCCCAGTCGATCACCGCGTTCACCTTGTTCGCGTAGCGCCTGTAGTTAAGCGGCGACGAATCGGCATCCACGCGCGAAATAGAGTTCGCGGCGTTCTCCAGGTCCCGCGTGTACTTGTCTTCCACTTGCCGTCGCGCGTCGGCCACCTCGGACCCCACCTGCTTCCTCGCTGTCCCATAACGCTGGTCGGTCATAAAGCGGATAATGTCCTCGCTGCGCTTCGTATCTTTTGCCTCGTCCGGGTGCGTAACGACAGAAACCGTCGGCGCCTCCCGACGCATCGCGTAGGCCTCCCTCTGCGAAGACGGGGCCGCCTGCAGCCAATTCCCCAACTCCGCCCCCGTCATCTTCCGCTCGGTAACGACAGGGCGTCCCATAAGCCGGTTCCAGTCGTCGATCTCTTTCTGGTTATACTGCATCGCCGGCGCACCGACCCCCAGCGTCTGGCCGAGTTTGTCGGCCTTATCCAGACCCACCAGGCTGCGGAAGGCCTCGGTGGTGGCCCTGCGCCTCGCCAGATCGGCCTGGGCGTTCGCGTCCAGACCGGCCATCTGTCCCGCCGGAGAGGTCGTGTCGCGGGTGGGAATCTCGTACGCGGGCGCGGACGAGGTGTTATACTTTTTACCCGTCAGACCTTCCACCCCCTGCGCGAACATATCGGCGTCGTCGTACTTGTGCCCCGCCTCCACCTTCGCCAGGTTGCGGTTAAAGGCGTTCATCTTTGCCTGCTGAATCAGCCTCGCCACGTCGACCATGCCGCCGACGTCAGCGGGTCTGTATTCGATTATCTGCATGGCACCCTCCTATTTCGCCGCGCCGTAAAGCGCACCAGCTACGGGCGCGACCTGCGTCAGGATGTCCCACGGGGACGCCTGCTGGCTGCCGATCGCTTCCTTCGTTTTAACGCCCAAAAGCTGCACAAGAATCTGCGACGGATCGAGCTGTGAGCGCAAGCCCTGCGCCTGTATTCCGCGATTATACGCCGATTCCGCGAGCTCCCGCCGGGCCTGCTCGTCCTTGTACGCCGCGTCCGCGGAAAGCGAGGCGATCTGGTTTTCAGTGTCCTGCACCGCTTTCTGTGTCGCGGCGTTCCTCGCGGTCGACCAAAACCCCCTTCCCATCGAGGCGTTCACCTGCGGCAGAATCTGAGTCTGCAACTGGTTCCGCATAGGGTTGGCGATCGCGTTACGTACATAGTTCGCGGTTGTCGCGCTGTTCACGGTGGTCGATGGACGCATGCCCATCAGCGTGCCGAGCTGAGCGTCATACTGGTCGTACTTTCCGACCTGCGGCTTGTAGTGCCCCGCGATGGTCGTCATCAGGTCCTTTTGCGTGGGGTCCAGCAGATCGACCTTTTTTACCTTCATCTTGCGCTCAAACGGGTTCCAGCCCATAACCGCCTCCTTTTTGCAGACGTCTGCAATCTAATTTCGTTTGCCTAACACCCTGCCGGCGCCGGCGATTCCCAGGGTCAGCCCGTGCAGCGAAAAGCGCGACCCGGCCCTGTTTTCTATACGCACGCGAGCGCCGGTCCCGCGCACCAGCCATTTAATCACCGACAGGTTCATGCTGTTGTCGCTCGACAGATCAAGCGATGCCGGCGTCGTCCAGTACCGCCCGGAGTCCGGGGAGCACGACACGTTCACCGAACCGGACGTAAGCTCGTCGGTAAGCAGGCGCGCCTCGCACGCGCGCACGGCGGAGTACGAGTCGTGCACATAGTCCTTTGTCTCTATGTACGCCGATATCGGCACGCCGGCGTCGGTTTCGTCATCCGGCCGGTGATTATACACGTTCCCGTCCTCGTCCCCGGTAACCAGCGTAAGCGCCAGCGCGTCGGCACGATCGCCCACGCGTCCGGCCACGTCGGCCCACTTCACACCGTCCGCGTAATCGCCGAAGCGCATCGGCGTCCCGGCGGGGAACTGGAACAGCGTCGACGCGGTCATGTTGTGGGCAAACTGCCATACGACCCAGCAGTCCTCCACGTAATTATACGCGTATACCAGGTTCGGATTATCCGACGATCCGGACGGCATAAACAGCAGGTACAGGTCCAGCTCCGCCAGGACCGCGGCGTGCGCGTGACGGTTGCGCGCGCGGTTCAGCGTCTCCACGATGTCCTGCACCACCTCGGCCCCCACCGGCCGGGGAGCGCCGTCCCCGGTGTTCAAATAGACGTTGTGATTGTTCGCCCAAAACAGGTGTGCCTGGCCCTGGATGTTGCGCACGGTGCGGCCCGCCAGCGTGCCGAGATCGTAAATATGGTTTTCGATCACCTGCAGCGGCTCGGAGGCCTCACCGGTGAACACGCAGTCTATAACGCTATTCTCCTTGTAGATCATCATGTGCGTGCGCAGGATCTCCAGCCACGTGATCCACGAGTCCTCGTCCAATAGGTCCCGGATGTTCGCCACTCCCTCTCCAGGAGTGTATTGCCGCATGTCGCCGATGTCCGAGTTCCACACCGTTTGCGGGTACTGTGTGCCGCCGTCGCGCGGGAACCCTGCAATCACCATGTTCACATAGGTATCGAGGTATTTACAGGTAAAGCCGCTGTCGGTCAGCGGAAAAGAATCGGTGCCGTCAAAATAAAACAGCTCATCCACCCCGTTTCCGTAAACGAGCACTTTCTCAAGATCGAGGTTGTCGACCGCCAGGGTGTAGTCGAAATAGTCCGCCTCGCCGCCCGTAAAACAGCGCCGAATAACGTAAGGCGAATCCGAAATGCCGGATGGAAACAACGGGCCCACAAGCTGTGCCGTGGTGGAGGAGTCAAATCTTTCTATGGGAAACCAGCCGCTGACGCCGTCGCCCACAGCCGCGTTCATGTCCGTGGTGCCGAAACGAATCTGATATTTTATTTCCGGCCATTCGGTCGACCACTCGGCCTCCGCCCCGGAAAGCGTTACAATGCCGGTGTCGTCGTCAACCGTAACCGTGCCGGCGAAATACCGGGACGTACAGAACAACCAGGAGCCTATGCCGTCGACGTAGTAATACATGTCCGTCGGCGTCCAGGCCACGAGCGACCGCCCCTCGGTGCGCAGCGCCTGGTGCACCGCCAGCCCCATAATCTTCCCGTTGAGCGTCTGCCCCACCTTCGTATAGCCGGAGCGGACGAACGTGCGGCCCTGCCGGCAGATAACGTTTCGCCCGTCGACCAGCTTGTCGTCGGGCAGTATTGCCGACGGGACCTTAAAGACCCCCTTAAATCCGGGAACGGCTATATGTCTGATTTTACCGAACATCGTGCCTCACGTAATCGGCCCCAGGAGTGTGCCTTCCGCCAGCCATGTGATATACTTATTACCTTCGACAGCTTTTCCGGCCGCGCCGCCGGCTCCGCCGCCACCCCATCTCTCCCCGCTGATGTAATTGCCGTAGACCTCCCCCCGCGAACCAGCAACTCCTGGCTGGCCAAGAAGCCCTCCCGACCCTCCGTCACCATTCCCTACATACAGATGTGCGCTACCTCCGCTAACATGTGCCAGGGGAGCGTCACTTGACCCGGCGTTCACCCATATCCCGGGAGCATCGAGCGTTCCATTTGCCCCGTCATTCCCACTATAACAATAGATATTGCCGCTGGCTGTCCCTTTTGTGCCTTTGACACCAAAACTCGCCCCACCACCACCGCCGGCACCCGCAACGGCAAGCGACGGGTAGTTACTGTAGTTCAATACGCCACGAGCTCCACCACCTCCTCCACCACCACCACCTCCTCCGGCGATCGTGCCGTTGTTAAATACAAGAAACCTTCCTGATGTAACACACAACGCTGTGCCACCAGCACCACCAGGGGCCCCGCCGGCGGCAGAATCGGCGACAACACCTCCTCCTGCACCACCTTGGCCCCCACGACCATATATCATGCCGTTGTTAATAATCCGCACTAGGAGTTGGCCTATATCCCCAGACCGAAATGCTGGTACAGCAACATCATCCGAAAAAACCCTAACCCCGGCTCCTATCAAAATAACGACACTATTGAGATTTGAGGCGGAAACTCCGGCGGCGGAAAGCACGTCCGCAAGCACAAACTTGTTTGCGTCGCTTTCAATCGGAATCCAGAACAGATGAGAACCTCTCAGCATCATGCCGGATACCCCGTTCCCGCCATCTCTCCGGATATAACCGTACCGTCGACAGCGGCAAACACGTACAGCGACATCGTGCCTGCGGCGGTAACCGGCGAGGGCTCCACGTCCTGGTCCCACGGGAGCGTCGGCCAGGTCAAAGCCCTGCCTCCGGTGGCGTCCTGAATCGCGACCACGTAGAACTCGGCGTACCCGGACGACGGAATTTCCGAGAAAGCGATCGTCGTGTCCTCGATTAGCGTCAGAACGAACACCGGGCCCGCTGGAACGTCGATCGTATAGTTCAGCGCGGCCTCATCGGCCACCGCCGTGAGCGCCGTGTTTTTCAGCACGGCGCGGCTTATCGTCTTCCACGCGGCGTCCATGTCCCAACGCAAGGTCTGGAAGGTCTCACGGATCGCCTCCTTCGTGTAGCGGATATACTGAGCGATCGCCGACGTGAAGGTCTGATCGTCCGGCTTGGCCTCGAAGACCACGTCCCAGGTGAATTTATACGCCATCGTCACACCCCCGCCTTAAAATATCCGCGCGGCACCACCAGCCAGCGAGCGCCCGACTGCCACGTTAAGAGCGCGTACCGCGTCGTCGATCCCACACCCGGATGCGACTGCCAGACCACGCCGCCAGGAAAACGGCACGCCGCCGGGAACGTAATCATCCGTCCACCGGTGGCGTCCTGAATGGTGTCGAGCAAAACCACGCCGCACGCCGGCGCGTTGACGATCGAGAGCGTAACATTCCCCGACATCGTCAACCGGTGCACGTCCCCGAGCGAACAATCGATCTGTGCCGCTCCGGAGAGCGGACCGTACAGCGCCACCGTCCGCACCGGGTTACGCAACACCGCGGAGGAGATCGTCTTCAACGCGGCGTCCATGTCCCAACGCAGGGTCTGGAAGGTCTCCCTGGTATTGATGCGCAGGTTCATCACCTCGTCGTCGCCCTTGTTGATGTCGTGGACGGTATGGACGGGCCGCGCCTCGTACGCCGTGTTCCATTCTTCGCTATAGGCCATCTACCACCTCGAAACCGCGTTCCGCGTGCTCGCGTCGCGGCGGCGCATGTTCACCCTGACAAGCTCGCCCAGGGCCTCCCGATACCGGGCGTCGTACCGCGCCTCGAGCGCGTCGTCATCGAGCACGCCGGCGCCAAGGTACGCGGCCCGTGCCGCGATGCAGGGACCGGCGGCGTCCGACAACGCGTCGGAATACCCGGTAAAATCCGACGGCAGCGCCGGCATGTACCGATAGCAATCGATCCGCACGGTAGTGTCGGCCGACAACGCCGGATACACCACTATATTGGGACCGGCCAGGCTATACTTAAGAGGGACCGGGGCCACAGCCCTCGAAAGGCCCCAGGCCTTCGCCTCCGCGTCGGAAATCGGATCGAGATACCGAAGCACGAAGCCGTCGTCGTCCAAGAGCGCCGCCCCCTTAAAAGTCTTAATGCGCGGAACCAGCGTCTCGAGATCCAGGACGGAGTCCGCGGGAAGTTCAACGTCCACCTCCTCGCGCATAAACCAGAAATCCTCCTCGCGCTGTATATCGATACAGGCGTCCTCTATCAGGCCGTTGGGGCCGACAAGCTGCGCGAGAAACGGCGCCGGGGTCGGAGAGTCCCCGAACAGCATGTACTGTACCCGGGAAAGAATAGCGGCGTACGTCATAGCGTTTCCACCTCAAAGCGGGTCATCGATCCCATCACTCGCGGGGAGCTGTCCAGCGATCTCACCTCGCCGAACGCGTACACCGGGATCTTCTCGGTCAGATACGAGTACAGCTTGTCGCTTACCTCGATCTTTTCCCCCAGGGAAAGGCGAACGGTCTGCCCGTTCAGGGTAATCGGAATCCACTTACCCCTCTGCTCATCGCGGGGGACCTCCCTGTGCCATACGACTACCGTCTTTGGCATACACCCTCCTATAATGCTCCCCGAAGACCTCCGTTTCTCCGGGGAGTCGCTTACCTAACGATTACGTCAGCTCGGTCACCACCGTCGGCGCCGTGGTACCCACACGGTAGGCTATAACACCCTTCGCGCGGATCACGGAGCAACCCAGGTTGGCCTTCCAGCCGAACGTGCAGAGCAGCCCGGTCGGGTCGGACGAGTCGGGGCCCTCCTGGTAGATAACGGAGGTTTCGTACTGCTCGTCGAGCTTCTTGTCGAGATTGGTATCGAAACCCACGTACGCGAACGCGTCGGCCGAGAGGATGAAGATGGTGTCAACATCCACCTTGTCCGCGCCGGCGACCGTGGTATACCGCAACCCGGACGTGGAAACCGCGGCACCCGCTCCCGCCGCCGTCAGCCAGTTGCCGCCCTCGACGAAGCGCAGGTGATTGCCCTTCAGCCGGCCGAACTCCTTCGGCAGAAGCTGGTTACCCGCCTTGGTGGCGTACTTCTCGACGTCCTCGAAGTTGGTCAGCGCCATCACGTCTTTCACCGCGCGGGAGGGGACCACCGCCACGTAGCAGTCGTGCACCGGGGTGGTGTTCGTCCCGGGGTCCGACGCGATGAACTCGGTGATCATCTCCATGTTGTTGATGCGCATGTAATCGACGATCTCGGCAAGCTCGGTTTCGCTGACCTTGCTTACAACCTCGTTGAGCGCGTCTGCCGACGCACCCGCGTACACAATACTCGTTGCCGTGGCGAGCAGGCGGGTGTGCAGGATGGCCTCGATCGACTGCCCCATGTTCTTCCCGGTGCCTTTCGCCAGGTTCTTGCGGGTGTTGCCCTGCCGCATGTCGAGCGCCTTGCGCGGCGAGCGGAAGAAGTTGGTGTACTCGTACAGGACGACGTCCTTGTACGTGGTGGTAAGGGCCGAGCCCGCGGCACCCAGCACGTCGTCGTAGCTTACGGCCGTCGTGACCGGGGAGCCGAAATCGAAAATCTCCACGCGCACCTGGTCGCCGGCCCGTTTCGACAGATCCTCTTTGCGCCCGAACCGGGCGAGCACCATGTGCCGCTTCGACTCCAGCACGGCCTTTTCGCTCATCGCCTGCCGCACGAGCGGCGTCATCGCGGAATAGTTTGAAGTTACTGCCATAGAACTACACTCCTATCGAATCCAGCGGTCACCCACCGCGCTCGAGTACGTCATCCAGCGTCCTCATGACCTCCAGGGAGCTGGCTCCTTTGCGGAGCTGGTCCTTGTAAAGGTCGAAACCCTTGACGACGCTGGGAGTCTGTACCGACATCGTGGTCGGAACCGCGTCCAGATTCTTCTTGATGTTGTCGACCACCGCCGTGGCGCCGGCGTCCTTAAGCTGCTCCCGGTACTTCGGGTGCCGGGCGGCCAGGAGCGCGATCGCGTCCACCGGCCGCTCCACAATCGGGTTGGCCTGGATATGACGCGCGAGCGCCGGGTTAGCCGTAAGCACTTCGGAAGCCATCTGCTTGATCATAGTCCAATCGCTTCCGAACTCGGCCGCTCCCGATAGATCGGTCACCTGCCTGTTGAGGTCACCGATGGTCTGCTCGTACTCCGCGTACCTGCCGGATACCGATTGCTCGACCCCGGCCAGCGCCTGTTGCACGTAATGGTCGACTATCTGCCGCACTTCCCCGGCGTTTATCGGCGTCTCGGGATCGACGTTGCCGAAATCGTAGGGATGGGCCGCGGCGGCAGGCGGCGCCAAGGGCGTCGCTGGCGGTCGCTCCGGTGAAACCGCGGGAGGCGGCGGAGCGGCCGCTCCCGGAACAGTGCCGGTCAGCGCGTGCGCCAACTGCATGTCGTCCAGAAACTCTTCGCGCGAAGGCACGCCCTTCAGGGCCTTGTACTTCGACTCGAGCTTCTTGAACGCCGACAGCGGCACGGACGGCTCTGCCTGTCCGGCGTCTCCGCTTTCCGGCGCGGGGACCGTCGACCCTTCGGCGGCAGGGTCAATCCGCACGTCACCGCCGACTAGATTTGAGGGATCGCCTACTACGGCGCCAGCGTCACCCTGGTCGGGCTGCCCGTCGGCAACCTGCCCCTCAATGACCGCATCCAGATTATCCATACGTCCTCCTTATGTTGAGCGGCGGCCCCGTCCCCGGGCATACGACCGGACCAGTTAACGCCGCGTCACGTCCAACACTACATTGAGGGCCCAGGCTGCTGCGCCTGCCCCGCAAGCATCTGCACAAGATCGGCCCCGCCGCCGTTCTGCGCGGGCCCGGCTCCGGCGCCCGCGGCCCCCTCCTCTCCGCCGACGGGAGGCTGTCCCTGCGCGCGCATAAACGACACGATGCGCTCCTTCAGTTGAGGCGGCACGTCGGCCAGCTCGAGCATCACCTCCGCCAGATCGACCGGCAGGTTGAGGAGACCGTTTTGCATTAGCTCCTGCATCTTCGCGTATTCGAAATACCGGTAAGTCGGCGACTGCGAGAAGAGCTGCACCGAGATGTCAAAACGAGCGTTTTTAATGCGCCCCTGGATGTCATCCGGAACCTCGACCTCGTCCCCGACGATACGCCGGAACTTCTGCGCCGAATAACAGCGGCCGGTCAACTCGATCAGGCTCCGCGCGAACATCTCCATGGACAGGCGCAGGTTGTCGTATATAGGCTCGTTCGCCGCGTCACCCTGCGCCTGCCGAAGCTGCGTCGCGATCCCCGGCGCTCCGGGGTCGCTCACCTGACCCTGAAGATCCGGGTTGTTTCCGATATAATTGAACAGGTCCTTCATGAGCTCGGCCACGTTCAGTATCTTCGGGTCGAATGTACTACCGTTCATCTCGCGCATGTCATTCAGGTTGCGCAGGCGCAGAATCCGCACGCCGTGCTCGTTGCCCGCGTCCAGAATCTCCTCGGCCGAAACGGAGTCATTGCTCGGCCCGACGGCGATGGTGCGCCAGGGAGTGGTAGCCATCTGGTAGGCCATCTCATTGAGGAGCTTATTAAAAAGCTCCTGCGGATCGCACAGCCCGCGCACCAGGCCGAACATCTTCGACTCCCAGCGCTCCTCGACCGTATCGAAATAACAGCGGACCGGCACCAGCGGAAACGTCGAAATCTCCAGGGGATTGCTCCATCCGCTTGGAATTACCAACTGGTCCTCGAAGAGCAGGTCCATGCGCATCCGAGGCTCGTCCACCACGATCTTCTCTATCTGCGAATGCAGGTCCGCCGGCACCGTCGCAAGATACGCCATAAACTCAGGCGACTCCTCAGCCACGTCGCCGTGCGCCAGGTCGATGTACATGGTCCGTCGCACGTATTCGCGCGACCACCGGGCTATGACCTCGATCAAATCGGAATCGTCAAAGCCCGGTTTAAGAAAATCCGGAAGCAGGCGCGAGCCCTTGCGGAGCCCGTCCAGTTCCGACTCGAACTTTCCGTAGCGGTGTTTGATCTCGGCAAGCGGCATCTTGACGCGATGAAGAATATAATGGCAATCCGACATATCGAAGCGCGTCCAGCGCCTGTCCGGATACACCGAAAACGGGTTGGCCTGGCCAATTACCGCCTCGCCCTTGCCGTGCGGATCGGCGAGGATGTCGGAGAGATCGCGCCGGACATCCAGGCTGATCCACCCCCACCCGATCTTTAGCGCGGTGAGCAGCGACTCTGAAAGATGATACGATCCGTAGTTCCGCGACATCTGCCACTTCAGCACGCGGCTGACAAGGTCGGCCAGCGAGTCGTCGGAGCCCTCTTCCGGCAGGGCCCTCATGTCGCTGCGTCCCTGGCGCTCCTTTCCGGAAATCACCATCAGGTGCTTCCAGATCAGGTTAAACGCCCACGAAAATTTGCCGCGCGCGTCGAGCGAACCACGAATCTCCGCGTCCCACTGATCACCGTTCGCGAATCGCAGATCGCGCTTCGCCTTGTCGAACAGCGGGCGCATGGCCGATTCGCTGTCTTTCGCCTGCTCGCGGATAATTTTTATCAAATCCCGATCGCTCATATCGCCATCGCCTTCCGTGTTACGGTAGTCCGAGGCGCGTACCAGGGCGCCGCCTTCGGCTTGATCGCTTCTTTCACAATGGAAATCGACCGGATATTGTGCCTGTGGGAAAACAACGCGTACCTGGCCGCGTCCATAAGGTGGTCCATAAACTTGACGGGCTTGTCCAGCCATCGGCCGTTTTTGTCGCGCTGGCGACAGTACCCCTGCATCTCTTTGATCATATCTACCGAGTCGGCGAGCACGAACACTCGTGGCAGCCCCTGCACGTAGGATATGCCGTCCTCCACGTCTTTCTCCGCCGGAAGAACCAATAGGCCAGCCAAGCGCATCTCCTCGATTCTGCCCGGGTCCGCGGTATCGCAGTAAATCAGGTCGCGCCCCACGCCGGCGTCCTTCAGCATGGCGATCTGCGCCGGCGTCGTAAGGCCGCCGGCGTAAAGCACTTGCTGTAAATAAACGTCGCCGCTCTCGGCCAGGCACACGCGCACTGTGGCCGCGGGCTGCGCGAATCCGAAGTCGTGGCCGTACCAGGTATCTACGATTTCCACCCCTTCCGGGATATCTTCCACAACGGACCACGAGTAGATCGCTCCCTCCAGCACCCCCCACTCTCCCAGGCGGTACACGCGGTACAAACTTTCATTCTGGCCCTTGAGCGCGTCGAGCATGGCGACCTCTTCGGGTTTCGCGAACGGGTTATCGTCGACGGTCACCCGCAGGCGCTCCGACGGAAACGCGTCCGCGTTCTCGAAGTAGTTGTGGTACACCCACGAGTTCGTTGCAAAAGGGTTGAATGTCATAATAGCCTGGACCCATGGGGACTGACCGCCACGCAGGCGTCGGAAGCATTCGAAGGCCGCGTCGGCCATAAGCTCGTTTGCCTCCTCCATCCAAACGAAATCGATATCAGTAATCGACTTCACCTTGTCTATCTCGGAGTAGTTGTTTATCGAAACGAAAACGAACTGCGAATTGCGCAGGTCGGGGATCGTCAGGACCATATCGTTCGCGTTGAAATCGTACGCCAGACCGTACTCGGAAAGACGCCGGCGAATGATATAAAGGCATGATTTCTTGAGCGACGGCATCGACTTCCGGACCACCAGGGCGCGGATCGTCCGGCGCTGTGTGATCATCTGCACTAAAAGCTTGTCCACGGCCGAGAAGCTCTTCCCCGCGTTCGTCCCTCCGTACATCAGGAGACGCTCGTCGGTAGACTGAAAGAACGCCTCATGCCTGCGGTTGAGCATCCTGTTCAGGTCGACATGCATCCGGAACGAAACCTCCGTTGATGATGAACGTCACGCGCTCGCCTTTGCTGGTAATGTCGAGAGAAAGCTTCTTGAGCGACTGGAGCTCGTTAAGCTCCTTGAGCGCCTTGAACTGGTTATCGCGATCCCCTATACCCCTGCACTCCACCAGGAATGCTTCCAGACGCTCCATGGCCAGGCCGTAGCTCACCTCGGCGTCCCGTTGCCCTAACTTGCGGAACTGATCGTAGATATGTTTTAGGTATTTCTGGACTTGCTTCGCGCCGATACCGAAGCGCTCCCCGCAATACGCGGCGATGTCTTGGATCGATATGCCGGCGACGATAAGCTTTCGGATGGTCTGGAGACGATACTCCTTCTCCGCCGCGGTGCATTTACGCGCGACGGCGTGGTCCTCGAACAGGAACTGCTCGAGGTGCTCGGGACCGAGAATCATCTCGATCGTAAGCCTGATTTTAGAGTCGAGCCTCAACGCGCCAATGCGCGAGTGGCCGATAGGGGCGCATGGTTACAGCGTGCTTTTCGCATCATGCGGACCACTCCATTTTATTGAGTGGCTTCAGGCTGGTTGAGACTTTATATATAAGAGCACGCTCTCAGATTATGTCCCGCTTGTCAAGCGCTTTTTGAGTCCTGGCGAATTCGCTATTCGGAAAATGACAGACCACCGCCACCCCCAGGTCCTCGACGGCTATGCTTACGTTGTCGGCATGACCATACGCTTTTGTGCCGCCGGGGATATCGAGTTCCCATTCCACGCCGCCGTCCCAAACCCACGAAAAAGAGGCGTTCATCTCGCTATCGTATATTCGCTGCAATATATCCTCCGGTCTCTCGCGCTTGTCATGCCGGCGCAGAGTCAACACGCCGCCCTCGCGTTTCTCGATCGAGAACAGCTCGCCCGGCCGCATGCCGCTGCGGGACCAATACTCGAATACGGAGGCGTGAAACGTGTTGCCGTAAAAGGTGAAGGTCCGGGTGGCCGGGTCAAAGTTCAAATATTTATTTGTAAGCAAAAAGGACTCCACCGGAAACAATATCCTCCAGGCCCAGCGGACCAGAACGTGCAAAGCGTCCCCGTAGTCCCTGCCGAATACGCGGGAGTGCAGCCAGTAGATAAACTCTCTGCGCGCCACGATCCACGTCTTCGTCGCCTCGAACCGAACAATCGAGACGGCGTGCCACAGATACAGGAAATACTTCATGTCATTACCTCCGTTGATTACCAGGTCACCGCGGTCGTCAGCACGGCGGCTGCCAGCCAGTAGGCCACACGCCGCCAGTCCCCGCAGGGCATGTATCCGATCGCCGCGGCCACCTGGAGCACGATCATAATCGTGGGGATTGTGCGCTCTGAAATTATCACTCGCCCCACTTCCCCGGTTCGTATTGCGTTATCGCGGGCTCCTGGTCCCGCTTATCGAGCTCCTCGTACGGGTTGGGTTCATATCTCCCTCCGCCGAGGCTGTATTCGCGCCGCTCGGAGAACTCCTCCCGCTTTCCCTTGTTCCACTGGCCGACCGGCCGAAAATACCCGACCACCCGGGAATAAACCTCGACGGGGATCCTCCGCACACCCGCGATCCTGGCGGACGTGCGCTGTCGAAACTCGGCCGGATCAAGGAGCCAGTCGATGGTCTCTTCGGAGATACCGAGGTTTTGCAATGACTCGCGCTTACTCACTTCTTCGCCGCCTTCGCCGGCTGCTGGACACCAACTGCGCGAATGGACTCGGCGAGCTGCTCCAACTTCTCCGGGTCGAACCCTCCGATCTTCCTGTTGGCCGGATGCGGCTCGATAGCATCAAGGCTGATAATTTCGATTCTGTCGTTCATTTTTTTCCCCCGCTCGATTGGTTTATTTTCCAGTTGATAAACGCGAGCACCGCGACGATGAGCGCCGAGGTCGTACCGAGGAAAACGCCCAGGCATACCAGAAGCGCGTAAGCAATGTCGCCGATAACAACATCAGCACCCATTTCAACCTCCGTTTGAAAAACTCGAAAACCGAGTGTACTGCCGCTCGAACCACAGCTCGACCGTGCCAAGCGGGCCGCCTCTCTGCTTTTTAACCAGCAGGTCCACCATCTGGCCCGAACTCGACAACTGGTCCCGCTCGTCCTTCGGATGCAGAAACATAACCACATCGGGGTCCTGCTCGAGATCGCCCGATTCGCGCAGGTCGGACAGGTCCGGCTCTCTGTTTTCGGCCGAACGCGATAACTGGGCGCAGCACAAAAGCGGAATCCTAAGCGACTTCGCCAGTGCCTGAAAGTCGCCGGATATCTCGCCGAGCTGCTGGTACCGCTGCAGATTCTTCGCGCCCGAAAGCTTGACCTTCTGGATATAGTCGACCACTACCAGACCCAAGCGCTTCTCCTGGTGCCGGCGCTTCACCATTCCGCAAATCTCGTGGCAATACCGACGGTCATCGACGATATCGAGGGCGAGCTCCCGCCCGGCGGCCAGGGCCTCCGACGCTCTCATGCGCTCGCCGTCGGAGAGCGTGCCGGATTCAAGCCGCTGCGTATCCACTCCGGCGAGCACGCCGATCGCGCGATCGCGCAGCTCGTCGGCGGTCATCTCCAGCGACACGTACAGCACCGGCTCGGTTTTCGCCACGTGCACCGCAAGGTTGAGAGCGAGTGCACTCTTCCCCTTGCTCGTTCGCGCCGCGAGCATGTAATACCGACCGGCGCGGAATCCCTTGATCAGGTAGTTGAGGTCAGAGTACTGCGTCCGGTGGACCGGCACGGTGTCGCGGAGATCGTCGATACTCACCGAGCACAGGGAGCGCATGGACTTCACCGTTGACGACCGGTCCATGCGTATTTCCAAAAGCTTCTCGTCAAACTCAGCGAGCAGCCCGTCTACGTCCTCAACCGCCCCGGCCATGCGGCTAACGAGGTCCGACCCGAGCGCCTGTGCGCGGCGCCGCTTCGCCAGGTCGATCACCGTGTCGATCACCTGGTCGATGTCGTACACGTAGAATTCCCGGTAGTATTCGACCAGTCCCTCGCGCCCCCCAGCCTTCTCCAGCGCGCCGTGCTCGGTGAGAAACGAGACCACGGCCGGAAGCGACAGTGCCGCCCCCTTGCGCGTCATGGCCGCGATTGCCTTGAACACCACGCGGTTGCCCTGAAAATAAAAGTCGTCGGGCATCATGCGCTCGACCGCGCGGAAAAGCGCCGCCTGCTTAACCAGGGCGGAGCAGATAATCGCGCGCTCAGCGTCGTCGTCCGCTATAATGCTTCTCGATTCCACAGGGACCCCCATAACCGCCTATACGTAACCCTTCGGGGCGCGCACTACCGGAGGCCTCGACGATGGGCGCGGCTCTTCGGCCGGAGCGTCGTCGTCCAGCACGCACCCGGGAACCAGCTCGTTCCACCGCAAAATCAGCTGCGACGGCAAAAACCGCCACGGCTGAAACTTGTTGCGCCGCCTCGCGACCGCCAAAAGGAGCTCGGCCTTTTGCCGGAACACAAAGTCTCGCCTGTCCGCATCGTAGCCGTCCAGAGCGGATAGCACCGACCGTACGGCGCCAAGCTCTTTGCCTGTAAGAGCAAGCTTTTCGCCGTATAATTGCGCATAATCGCGAATAAACAGCGCTATTATCGATTTGCGCAGCTTCTCTCTTTCCTCCTTCGCGGCCGCTTTGAAAGGGGTCAAAGACCCGTCAGGGTCTTTATTGTCTTTAGTCTTATTCTTTGGGTGACATTTTTGTCGCCCCCCCCCCGACATTTTTGTCACCCCTCCCCCCCCGACATTTTTGTCACCCCTCCCCTTAATCTGTCCGGATTGCAGGGCATCAAAAGCTTCGCGTATGTATATATGGCGTTCACTGCCTTTGTCGGTTGGGATGATGACGACGTCGATATGACCGGCCTTCTCAAGCGCCTTTACCCAGCGCTGGATAGTCCGCTCGCTCTTACCGTAGAGCTTTTCAAAGTACTCATTCTCCTGGTCGGAGAACCCCCTCTTATCACAGCAAGCCGTGATCTCGCCGTACAACAACTTGGCGCCGTCGGGGATTTCTTTTTTGTACCGGACCGAAGCCGGAATGATTGCGTAATAAGCCTGCACCGCTACCTCCCGAGACCAATGAATTTAATGACGCGAGTCGCCAGCGGGGCCAGCTGCATCGCCCGCTCAAACCGCTCGCGCGACGTGAAGTCATAGCACCACACCTTCCGAAACAACCCCAGGCGGCGAACGCTTTTCGTGTATCCGCCCACAACCGGCAACCGCCGGTCAACCTCAACGTGCCTAAAAAATCCCATCACCCCTCCCGTTTTTTCGCAACGCGCGCCCGCGTGCCCATTTCCCATAGCGGGATGAACGAGTGGACCGTGTCCACCATCACCTGGAACGCCTGGTCCTCGCTTGCGTTGTCGAAGAACTTCCCGATGAATTGCTCGGCATACGCCACGTAACGCAGAGCCGCCTGGCGGTTGTCCTTCACAGTCAGCTCCACGACGGCCAGGCGGAGAAAACAGTACGGCGACTGCCCGGCACCGCGGAGCAAATTGCACATCTCGACGACCGACAAAGGGCGGTCGAAGTCCAGATCAAACCGCTCGGCATTAGCCATACCAGCCTCCCGTAACGATTAAAAAAGCCGCCCCTCACGGAAAACCGGAGGAGGCGGAGCGGCGTCTTCGCGATTAACGGCATAGTCCGATCGCTGTGCGAACTCGCGCGGCAGCACGTCGCGGATGGTGATAACGCGCCCTTCCCAGCGATCGCGCTCGTTGTGAAAGGTCACAACCTGGCTGTACACCTGGGCGCGACCGGATAGAAAATCCTTCCCGTGCGCCGTCACGCGCCACTCGCCGCGCTTCGCCGCCGGCTCTACAAGGCCCCAATAACGCAGCTTATTAAAGTTGGCGATCTGCGAGTGCGATAACCCTATCCTCGCAATATTCGCGGACCCATGACGATCGAGAACGGCAAGCGCACGCACCAGCCCTACGTTAAGAGAGTGCGTGTACTT